AGTTTATAACACAATGGCCAGACTTAATTGGTTTATTTAATTGTACTGGGCCTGATGTTAATCCGGTAGGATCGCCATTATTAACAATATTTTCAATTGTTGCATATTCGACACTACCAGTTTCTGGATCTGTAAATTCTAGTAAGCATTTCTCTACTAGATATGCAGTCTTTCCGGAGGCAATTGAGCCTATTGAGATAGCATTTACTGTAAATGCCGATGCGCCTTTTAAAATAAAATATCCTAAATTTGATTCTTTGGCGTCTGGTAACGGCACCCAATATAACTGTTCATCAGTTAAAAATTCCCAGGCTGAACTACTATCTACTGCTTGGACTGCTTTTTGATATGTATCATAATAAAAATTTGTTAACTCATCACTGTTTAAGCCAGGTTGTATATATTGTTGTATCATTGATGCCGCAGTTGCTGATGCTACAAGATTAAATGTTATTTCAATATTTTGTATGTCTTTATAAACAATGCCATCATCGGCAAATACATTTAAATTCTGTACTGTTCCAGTTGGGTCATTTACATCAATATATCTGCTATGGCCTGCATGTGTTCGGTTAATTGATTTTATTTTAACAATATTTGCGTTTTTAAATACAGGATAAACATTATAATCTTCACCACTAACCATTCTGTCTTGTGTGTAGAAAACCTGCGGCGCATTTGTTTTTATCTCATCTACTGACTCACTAGGTAAATTATTTCCTATAGTTGTCTTTAATTCTAACACCATATGTAAAGTATGTGAAACACCACCTACATTAACGTATGGTATCTGTACTGTTTGTAATCCAACATCACTCGGTTTAACTGTAAGCAATTCATTTGCGCTAACTCTATACCAAACTCGCATAATTCCAGATGGTATATCACCAAACTGGCCATCCGCAAATTTTAAACTTACAGTATTGTCGGCTTCAGTTGTAACTGTAAATATATTTCGTATACCCCTTAAAATACTATTGTAAGCAATATTATTTCCAGATACAGCAGGCACTTGCTCCCACGTTGCTATAACATTACCATTTGTGTCTAATGTTTGTGCCCAAACATCAATATTGTTAATATTTTCAACGTTAATATAAATTTCTCTATTAGGCAACGGTATCTCTAAATTAAAATCTTGATACTGTAGTGATCCTTGTTTAATATAACCAAAAAATCCGGAGGCACTACTACTAAGACCTTGTTGATCATTGAGATAAAGAATGCCAAATGCATTGCCAGGATTAGGATCAACTTCCTGGATATAACCATTTGGGTTAAATTCACAATTTACTACTTCAAAAGGTTTTGTTGTGCCATTGACCGATGCGTTAAAACCAAAAACAACATTTGTTTGATATTCTGCATTAATTTGATATATTGACGCATCGATCCCACCAATTGTTGCTGTCGATACCGGTGAGCCGAATGGGTTTTGATTACCAAATGCTTTATTCAGTACTAAAATAAATTGTTCTAGGAAATCATTATTATTTGCGTCATTCCATTCTATTGACTGGCTGGCTAAATTCTTATTATTACTATCGTATACATCCTCTGTTGTCCGAACGGAATACAATTTTATAATACCTGTGCCAGGTGTATTTCTCTTTGGGGTGTAATTTAGCATCTTTGCTAAACGTAGAACACTTTCTTTTCGTTCAGCAGTATCTAGAAAATTTTCTCTAGTATTTAAATCTTGTCTAAATGCAATCGTCTGTCCCATATATGATAACAATTCCACGATAGCAATAAATTCACTACTTTCAATAAAATCATTAAAATCCTCAGGAAAATTTCGTTGTAAATATTCTATCATTGATGCTTTGATTGTATCAAAATCATACGCAGTAAAATTAATTTCACTAAACGTTCTATAAATTGTTCTAAAATCTTCGGCTGCAAATAAAGTACTTTGCCGTTGTAATTGTGCCATCTAATCTATTCCTGTAATTCTATGTTGAACTGTATTGCAATTGTTTCAGTAACACCATTTGGTAGATATAATAATTCTACTTCTAACAAAATAACATGCTCTAACTCAGTTATTATTAGATCTACCATTTCTACTCGTGGGTCACTCTTGATTATACGAATTACATCTTCGCGAAGTAAATCTTTTGTCATATCGTCTAACGGATCCATTAGTAAATCATAAATGATTGTACCAAATTCCGGAAGCATTACCCTTTCACCCTTTCTCGTATTAAAATGATTTAATAAATCGACTTTTACTAAATCAAAATCAATCAGAGTATAAGGAGGTTTTATCCTGCCGGCTGTACTAAATCCTATAAACGAAGCATCAGTTAACATAATTAATATACCATTTTAATTATTTATCTGAAATCTTTATAAAGGGTTATTAGTGTCTATTAAAATTATAGTGTGGAGACTGGGGTTGAGAACAGATCTGATTCCATTGCTCGGCGCTTGCGTAAACCAGCATGAACCGTTACTGCGGCATTTTCAGGTCCATTAATTCCTAGTACTTTCTGAGGTAATGTATACACATATCGAAAAAATTCAGACTTTGCTAATATATAATCGCCCCTATTAAGAGCTGCTACTACAGTGCAAGTTGCAAATGTTTCTGTTCCTAGGTTCCGTGCTAAACAAATCAATGCACTAGCTTGATTTTTATTTATAGGCACTTTAACATATTTTCGAACTGCATTGATATTTTCTAATATATCTTTTTCAAATAACTGATTCGCTTGATATCGGGTAATTGATGTGTAAGATTCTCCGTTAAATTTTAAAGTTGCGCCTTTCTTATGTTCTACCGGTACTGTCAAGTTTACGCCTCGTACAACTCCTAATAAAGCCGTTGACGAGATATTAGTCCAAGAAATTATTTCTTTAGTGCCGAGCAATTCTGCTTGGCCAAATGGTGGTAATTCTTTAGTAGAAAATACATCAATAATTGTATCATTAATTAATAAGTCTGCTCGTAATTTTGTTGTAACTACATTTTTATTAAGTTTATGTTCAATGCCTATCATCTCTTCACCAGCACGATTCTTGTATAACACTTGTGACCGACCTTCCATTTCAAAAATTATATTAACACCAGCAGAATTTAAATCGGCTAAAGCAGCCGGTTGTGCCGCTGATGGGCCGATCCGTTTATACTGTGGATTACCGTTGGCATCATAATGTGTTCCAATATATTGGCCTGGTGGTAAATGCTTGCTATAATTAGTAATCATCTTTATTCAACGCTATTAATATCCACTGGGGCCGGTGCCACAGATACCACATCGTGTGGATTACCCCCTGCTCTTGCTGGTTCTTCAAGATCAGTAACTGGGATCTCAGGTGGTGGTACTTCTGCACTAATTTTTAGATCATTGAGGCCAACTGTCTTCACATCAATATGATCTTTTGCGCCTAGGCCTGGGCCTTCGATGCCACCCCAAGGTTCCATACCCGGATATCTTGATACTATTCTTTCAACTACTAAACATTCTGCCGGGGCGCACATTTCAATCTTAACAACATCATCATATTCTTTGACATTGGGTGGAGGCACAATGCCTGCTGGCCAAGCCCGTTTAATTTTTACCGGCGTGTCTGGCGATACACACCCACCACTATCCATGAATATAGCCCCGGGGCACATTTTTATTACAGGGGACGAAATGGACATCTCAGTGTTAGCGGCCTGAAATAAAGAGTCATCTGCTCTAATATGTACGTTGCCGGCGGAATATACTTTATTTGCAATGCCACCTGAGGTTGCTACTTCATTGTCGGCTTCTAATTGAATATTAACTTTTGCGTGGTGGTCTTCTGTTTTTTCGGTAGAATACATTGCGGATCCGCCAGTTATAGAATGAAAATCGCCCTTAATAAGAGTTCGACGAAAATTACCTTCGTCGAGCCTCTCACTAACATTACCTTTTATAAGATGCTGAACCACATGGCCTTTTTCAATTAGTCCTTCGATATTACCAGCGTCGGGTCCTAAATGATAATAAATTGACCCATCCGGTACTGGTTGCGGATTACCTTTAAGTTTCGTATACTTAAACTCTTTGTCGATATCTTTTTGTTCCTGCTTGGCTTCATTTGGGAGATAATCATTTAATAATTCACATACAATATTGCGGCCGACATCGATATTTAAATCTCTATCAGCGCGGATATTTATATCTTCGTTGGCTCGTAAATTTATTGTATTATTGCTAAACACATCAATATTACCATCTCGATCAAGTTCTACCCAAGCAGTACCCATCTTATTACAGATATAAACAAACCCTAATGTATCATGAAGTAATAATTGGGCGCCTCCTCTAGCACGTAATCTAATAAGTCTATTATCACCGTTTATATCACCATCATCCATTACAAACTGATGGCCTCCTGCTCTCTTAAATGTCTTTTCTACTCCATCCGCCTCCATATCAATCGGGCCGGGTGTACTCATACCGTACACAGCACTTGGTGTTTCTCGTTGCGCTGAACTCGTTGTCCAACCTCTATATGGGTCTTCTAACTGCTGGTTCTGCCACATTCTTTCGAATTGTCGTTTATGATATGGTCTAAGGTCAGGGTCTATTGGTTTTTTACCTATCGCAGGATCAAATTTATTATATTCAGTAGTTGGTACATTTGGGTAATACTTACATGCATCATGTTTATCATAAGCGGCTAACCCAGGAACATTATAATTCATAAAAGTATCATATAACACACCTATCCAGATACCATTGGCTTCGTTGCCATTGATAAACATTACAAGAACTTTATTACCAACATCAGGCGGGACTGCCCAGAAGCCATAACTAGTGGGTGTGTAATCATATAATTTTTGACCTTTTTCCCAATACCGTTCCATACCAGGGGTGGATCCGCCAAATGGTGCACAGTAATTTACCGTCTTCCATGTTAGTCGATTATCTTCATCACCACCAAATTCCGGTAAAAACACATCCAACCGGCCCATCATTGTTACATCTTGTGTATTTTTTACAATACCTACATATACGCCATAATGGCGCTTACGATTGGCAGTATCGTTTGAAAAATACCCTGGTTCAGTTTTTGTACGGGCAACTGACGGATTATCTATTCGTTGTCTTGGCATATCTTACTCTTTTATCGATCGTGTTTACTGGACATCATTAAGTCCCGCTCGAATATACTCATCTGGTTTTCTTATTATGTTATTTAAGTCTATTGTATTATCTCTGACACAGTTTAATGTCTGGATAAATTCAC